ATGGCCAACCGCAGTGTCACCACGGCCATCTGGAGCGACCCGCGCTTCGCCGACCTCTCCTCGGCGGCGCAGCTGGTGTTCCTGCGCCTGGTCACCGGGCCCGAGACGAACGCCGCCGGTGCCACCACGGTGCTCCCCAAGGCCATCGCGGTGGACACCAACCTCACCCGAGCCGAGGCTGAGGCGTGCATCGATGAGCTCGTCGCGTCCAAGCTCGTGCGCCGCTACGACGATTGGCTGTGGATGCCCGGATGGGTCGAACACCAGGTGATCGCCGGCGGCATGCTGATCGCAGCTCGCAGAGAGGCATCCCGGCGCGGACAGCCTCGTGCACTCGCCCAGGCGATCACCCGCGCGCTCGACTCACGATTCGGAACGCGCACAACATCCGCCGGACCCCGCACAAAGAAGGTGGCGAATAGCAGGCATTCTAGGGGACCCTCCCGGGAGGGTCCCGAGACAGTCCCGACACCCTCTCGGGAGGGTTCGGGGACGTATCAGTATCAGTATCAGGACCCCCTCCCTTCGGGAGGAGGGGGTCCGTCTGAGACGACGGCTGCGCCTGTGCCGGGGGCACAGCCGCCGTCTCAGATCGACGGGGAGCTGGCAGTGGTCGCCGGCGCCGTGGCGCTGGCCGAGGTCGCCGAGGAGGCCACCAACGCCGAGATCGGCCGGATCCTCGATGCCCACGCCCAGAAGATGGCCGAAGCTGCGCCCCTGCCCGCCCTGGAGGCGTCTGAGCCCGAGCCGGCGTTCACAGGCGAACTGCACCAGGAGGAGGTCGAACCGAGCGGTCTGCGCCGCTGGGAGGCCGCCGAGCTCGTCGCCTGGGACCGCACCGCGAACCCCGCACACCTCGCCGAGATAGAGAGGTCGGGCAGCCCACCTGCCAGGGCCGCGGCGGCGCAGCTGCTGCGCGGTGAGGAGCACGGATGACGGCGCTCGGTGATCACCAGCAGCGGGCGGCCGCCGAGCTGCTGCGCCGCGTCGCCGACGAGGCAGCCGCACTGGCGGGTCTGCTGGCGACGCCGGCGCCGCGGGACGAGGCAGTGCGCGCAGCGGCCCAGGTCGCCGAGCTCGGCGTGCAGGCCTGGTCGACACTGTCGGGCAACGAGCGAGGGACCGCGTGAATCACACAGATCGTCAGGTGCGCGACATCGCACAAGAGGTCTGCACGGCCAGAGAGCTGGAGGCCTGGGATATGGAAGCCCGCGGCATGTCCCAGCGATCGATTGCCGCCGCCCTTCACATCAGCCGTGCCGCCGTACGCGACCGGCTGGAGTCCGCCGCAGTGAAGGTCGCTCGAGCGCTCAACGCCGGGAGTGGGGCGTGAGCAGAATGAGGGCACGCATCGAGCGTCACCGCCTCGCCCAGGAGCACGCCCAGTTGGTCGACAAGGCTCTGGGCGAATCCACCGCACCGATGGGTGGTCGGTCTGCTCCGGCCGACGAGGCGCGCCTCCGTGGCATCCCGGCGATCGGGCGTGGTGTCGCCGGCGCGATCCCCGGCACGAATCCGGAGCAGACCGCGCTCCGTATCCGGTCTCCGTCGTAGGCTCACAGGAGTGAATGCCTCAGTTTCAATCGTCGCCGCAGTGGCGTCACTCTTGGCAGCGTTCACAGCGACGCTTGCGTGGCGGGCTACTGAGAGGTCTGTAGGTCTCCAATGGGTGGCTCAGCGCGAGGAGCGCCTGGCATCACTGGTTGCGGCCTTGCGTGGGCTTGTCGAACCATCGTCATCATGGATCCGTCTCGATGAGGAAGCTTCCGAGCGAGAAGAGCAAGGCGCCGCGGATCGCGCCAGCCTCCTCTACATGCCGACCCGGACTGGGTGCACCAGGACCGGGCAGCGCTGGGCGGATGCCTGGCGGAACTGGATCACGCGGTGTTCCGAGCGCAGTCAGCCTAGTCGGGACGATCAATCTGCCCCCGACAGCGTTGCTGAACTCGAATCCCTATTCGAGCAGATGTCAAAGGGGCATCCCCGGTACATCTCGTGGAGCTGGGAGAACGGATCGAAATAGCCCGGGCTGGCTCGGCGAAGTCCACACCGAAGCCGTTCTCCTCGTCGCTCCTGGCCACTACCGGCGGGCGATCGACAGGCTGGTGGGTGGCTGTATCCGGAGGTTGGTACATTGGTTCCGCGATCGGGTGACGCGCAGGCCAAGGTAGAAGGACTGCTCACCGCCCACCCGCCCATGCGATAGCTGTCTCCACGGCCTGCCACCTTGGCGGGCCGTTGTCGTTCCATGGCCTCATGAGACTCACATCCACCGGCGATCTCGTCCCGGCTGAGACGCCGCGCCGTGACACCCGCCGCGGCCGCCACCGCCAACCCGGACGGGCATGGCGCTCCACCGCACGCTGGCAACGCCTCCGCGCCCAGGTCATCGCCGCCCAACCCTGGTGCAGCACCTGCGGCGCCACCACCGACCTCACCGTGGACCACATCCACCCGGTGAGCCGCGGCGGCGACCCCTACGACCCGGCGAACTGCCGGACCCTCTGCCGGCATCACAACAGCAGCAAGGGCGCTGGGTGAACGTGCCCTACACGGAGCCCCATACGACCCCCATGGGTGAGCACACCCTGCCCTCACATGTGGGGAACGTGCCCTATCTGGCCCCCTCCCAGACCCCACTAGGGGGGGTGGCCCCTACCCTCCCGGCCGGAGCTACACCCCGGTGTTCCCTTTCTCGCAGTGTGTACGGAACCGGGGTTCGGGGGATTCCGCCCTGCTTCCGGGCGATGTTGGCCGGGTGGGGTGTCTGCCCTGCCGTCGCGGGGAGCGCGTACTAGATGCCACCGGCTCCGAAGCCGCGCGCGCAGCGCCGCCGGCGCAACGCCACTCCCGGGTCGGCGGTCCTCGACCCGTCGGTGAAGGTGAAGGCGCCGACCCTTCCTGGTGCCAAGGAGATGCTGGCGAGCACCCGCGCGTACTGGCGGCGCCTGTGGGCGAGCCCGATGGCACAGTTGTGGCTCGACGCCGACGTGCCGTCCCTGGTGCGCCTCACCCAGCTGCATGACCTCACCACGCGCCAGTTCAAGGTCGTCGCCGAGGGGCCGCAGGTCCGGATGGATCTCTCGGATCTCCCCGAAGGGATCACGGTCAGCTTCGATTCACCGGTCACCGCGGCGCATCTGGCCGAGATGCGCCAACTGGAAGACCGCCTGGGGCTGTCTCCCCTGTCGCGTCGGCGCCACGGGTGGGAGATCGCCGAGCCCGACGATGATGACGCGGCCGCCGCCGAACGGGAGGATGAGCTGGAGTCCCGGCGGATGGCGCGGTTCGCGCAGGCGGCCGGCGAGTGAGCCTCACCGTGCAGGTCCGTCCGGCGCCGATCAACTTGCGCCGCACCCTCGGGCCGCTGGTGGTCGAGTGGATCGAGGCGAACCTCTGCCACGGCCCGGGTGACGTGCAGGGCCAGCCGTGGGAGCTCGACGACGAGCAGGTGCGGTTCTTAATGCGCGCCTACGAGATCGACGACTCCGGCCGCCGCGTGGTGCGGCGTGCCGTCTACTCCCGGCCGAAGGGCCGCGCCAAGAGCGAGCTGGCGGCGGGGATCGTCTGCGCGGAGGCCCTCGGGCCGGTGCGGTTCTTGGAGTGGGGCCCGAGCGGCTATCCGCGTGGCCGACGGGTGCAGACGCCGATCGTGATCTGTGCCGCCACGGAGGAGGGCCAGGCGGATAACACCTACGGTGCCGCCTACGTGATGCTCCGGGAGGGCGCGATCGCGGACACGCCGGGCCTGGATGTCGGCCTGACTCGGACGTTCGTCCCGGGTGGCGGGAAGATCTACTCGATCTCCGCCCGTGCGACGTCGAAGGATGGCGGCAAGGAGACGTTCGTCAACCTCGACGAGACGCACCTGTGGTCGTCGCCGGAGCTGCACCGGCTGGCGTCGACGCTTCGGCGGAACCTCGCCAAGCGCAAGGCCGCCGAGCCGTGGTCGCTTGAGACCTCGACGATGTACTCGCCCGGGGAGGAGTCGGTCGCCGAGGGCTCCCACACATTCGCGCAGGCGATCGCGAAGGGGAAAGCCCGCGACGACGGCTTCCTGTTCGACCATCTGGAGGCGCCTGACCCCGACACGTGGGACTTCGACGACGACGACCAGCTGCGTGCCGCTTGCGTGTGCCTACGGTGAGGCGTCCGAGTGGATGGACTTCGAGCGGCTGATCGCCGAGGCCGCGACCCAGCGACCCAGCGCTCCGACTTCATCCGGTACTTCCTGAACCGGCCGGCGGCGAACACCGGCCGCGTCTACATTTCGGTGGACCGGTGGCGGGAACTCGGCGTCGCAGGCGACGGAGAGCCGGTGCCGGCGCCGCTGGAGTTCATGCCCGAAGGCACCCGTGTGTGCCTCGGTATGGACGGCAGCCGCAACTACGACACCACCGTGGTGGCGTGGGCCGGCCGCAACGGCGAACACATCGATGTCGACGCCCGCGTGTTCTCGGTGCGTAAGGACGCCCCGCACCACGAGCTGCACGAGGGCGGCAAGATCGACTTCGACGCGGTGGAGGACTTCGCCGTCGACCGATTCGACGTCTATGAGGTCGCCGAGGCGGCCTACGACCCGCGATACCTGGTCCGCTCGGCCGAGCTGCTCGACCGGCGCCTGCCGGAGTCCCGCATCATCGAGGTCGAGCCGCAGTCCAAGCACATGCGCGACGCCTTGCTGGCGTTCTACACGCTGGTCATCGACGGCACCGTCCGCCACCGCGGCGATCCGGTGCTGCTCGCCCACATCGCCGCCTGCCAGGGGCAGGAGGACGAACGCGGCTGGCGGGTCTACAAGCTCAAGCAGTCCCGCCCGATCGATGCGGTGATCGCCATGGCGCTCGCAGTTTGGCGCGCCCAGGTCGCCAAGCCCGCCCCCAGGCCCTTCGTCCTCGCCGGATAGCCGTGGCGCGCCTCATCGTCAGCCGAGTGGCACTCGCCACCGGACTCGCCCTGCTCGTGACCGGTGTCGCCCTGGTGTGGATGCCGGCGGCGTTCATCGTCGCCGGCCTCGCGGTCTCGGGCGGCGCGATCGTCGCGATCGGCGGTGAGCGGTGAGCGTGCTGACGCGCGGTCTGATGCGCGTCCTCGGCGCCGAGGTGAAGGGCGCCGGTGTCGGGCCGAGCCTGTCGGACTGGCCGTGGTCGACGCCGCCGCCATCGTCGTTCCTGACCGGCGGTATGGGTGGCAGCATCGAGCAGGCCGTCGGCCTCCCGGCGTGGCTGTCGGTGATCCGCCGGATCGCCCACGGCGCCGGCATGAGTCCCCTGATCGTGTACCGCGGCGCGCGGGAGGACCGCGAGCGGGCCCCCGATGCGTGGCAGTGGCGGCTCCTGCACCACGCCCCCGGCGATCGGCGCGTTCCGTTCAACCTGACCGCCGACGCGTGCGCCTGCCTGGCCGCGTGTGGGAATGCCTACCTGCGCAAAATCACCGTCGGTGCCGGCGACCGCCGCCGCGTCCGGGAGCTGCTGGTGCTCGACCCGCGGCGCTGCCGGCCGCGCCGCTCGGCCACCGGCACGATCGTCTACGACGTCACCTACGCCGGCGGCCCGAAGGTGATGTCGGCGGAGGAGATCATCCACGTGCGGGATCTGCAGTTCGGCGACTCGGGTCTCGACGCCGACCTGGAGGGCGTCTCCCCGATCGACACGTTGCGCGTCGCGGTCGGCACCGGCACACAACGCCAAGCCTGGGAGCGGGCGTACTTCTCCAATGACGCCCGTCCCGGGTCCGCGATCAAGTTCCCACAGGACCTGGGTCTCGCCGAGGCGCAGGCGTTCCTGGACGTGTGGAATGCCAGCCACGGCGGCCCCGAGAACGCGGGGAAGGCGGCGGCGCTCGGCGGTGGCGCCGACCTGGTCGTCATTCCGCCGATCAGCCTCGCCGACGCCCAGTTCGTCGAGTCCGAGCGCTTGACCCTGCAGACGATCGCGGGCCTCTACGGCATGCCGCCGTCGCTGGTCGGTGATACCTCGGAGGGTGGGCCGACGGTGAGGACGCCCAGATCCAGTTCGCGGTGTTCTGCCTCGGCCCGGTCGTCACCCGCTCGAGCAGGCCCTCAGCGCCGACCCGGACCTGTTCCCCGACGACGGGGAGCCGATGTTCGTGGAGGCGCTCACTGATGCCCTGGTGCGGCCCGACATGAAGACCCGCGTGGATGCATACCGCCAGTACCGCCAGGGCGGCATCTACACCGCCAACGAGATCCGCCGGTTCGACAACCAGCCGCCGCACCCCGACGGCGACGTGCTGCAGGTCACACCCGTCGGCGGCGAGAGCAACCCCGGAGCGGACGGAGGCGACGGCACCGGCGACACGGGCAGCGATGACGGCAGCGACAGCGGGACGGCCGGCGATGACGGCGGCACTCGGAGCGCGCCGACCGAAGCTGAGCGGGTGAAGATCATGGCCGACATCGCCCTCGGCCTCTCCCGCCTCGGCCTCGCGAACAGTTACGGCTTGTTCAACCCCGACTCCCTGCGCCATATCGCCGCGGCCGCCGACCCCGAACTAATCGCCGAGCCGCCGGCCGCACCCGCTGTCCCCGACGCGACCACACCCCAGGAGGAGGGCACCGATGCGTGACCACGAGATCAAGGCCTTCCGCATGGAGGTCCGCGAGGTCGACACCGAGGCCGGCGGTTCGAGGGCTAGCCGCAGTGATCGGAACCGTGACAGCTACGGCGACGTCATCGAGCCGGGCGCATTCGCGAAGACGATCGCCGACAAGGGCGGCGTGTTCCCCGTGCTGTGGCAGCATGACCTGTGGGAGCCGATCGGTGTCTCCACCGAGATGACCGAGGACGACAAGGGCCTCTACGTGAAGGCCGCCGTGAGTCGCGAGGTCGCCCGCGGCCGGGAAGCCCTGGGGTTGATGAAGCTCGGTGCGCTCACCGGCCTGTCGATCGGCTTCCAGACGATCCAGCAGCGCCTCGACGCCGGGGTGCGGTACCTCACCGAGATCAAGCTGTGGGAGTTCTCCACAGTCACCTGGCCTGCGAACGAGCTCGCGCTCGTGACCGGGGTCAAGGGGCGCGACCGCGCCCTCAAGGCACTCCACGACGCCGAGCGGGCCACCGCCGAGTCGGGAGCCGCCAGCACGCTCGCCGGGCCGGCAGAGGCCACCCTGCGCGCCTTCATGTCCGACCTGAAGAAGGAGCACTGTCGTGCCTGACATCGACAAGCAGCTCCTCGAAGAGCTGAAGCAGACGGTGGGCGAGCACCTCGACCCGCTGCGCACGGCCATCGAGGAGGAGAAGACCGCGCGGGGAGAGGTCTCCGCGGAAACCAAGGCCGCCGTCGAGCGGGTCAATGACCGCCTCGACCAGTTGGAGGCCGACGCGAAGAAGGCCGCCCTCGTCACGCAGCGCGCCGATGCCGCCCGTGAGCGCACCGAGGAGCAGAAGGCGTTCGAGGTGTTCGTCCGCAAGAGCGGAGCGGGCGCCGACGAGGTGAAGGCGCTGCAGGTCGGCGACGACACCGGCGCCGGGTTCCTCGCCCCCACAGAGTTCGTCGACGAGATGCTCAAGGGCGTCGTCGAGTTCTCGCCGATGCGCCAGCTGGTTCGCGTGCTCTCCACGTCGGCGTCGTCGGTGAAGTTCCCCAAGCGGACCGGCAGCGTCTCGGCGCGGTGGGTCGGGGAGACCGAAACCAAGACGACCTCCGAGCCGAGCGTCGGCCTGGAGGAGATCCCCACCCACGAGCTGTACGCCATGGTCGACGTGTCGACTGGCTCCGGGAGGACGCCAGCTTCGCATCGTGGCTGGCTCCGTGAGGAGGTCGCCGAGCATTTCGCGTCGCCGAGGGCACCGCGTTCGTGACCGGCAACGGGTCGAAGAAGCCCGAGGGCATCCTCGACGCGTCCTCCGGCATCGATGCGTCCCTGGAGACGGCCGCCTCCAACGTCATCGCCGGGGACGACCTGATCAAGCTTTTCTTCTCCCTCAAGGGCGCCTACACGGCGAACGCGCAGTGGGTCATGAACCGGACCACCATCCGGGACGTGCGCCTGCTCAAGGACGCCGTCAACGGCAACTACCTCTGGCAGGCCGGCCTCTCGGGGCTCGCCCCGGCGACGATCCTGGACCGGCCCTACAACGAGGCGCCGGACATGCCGCTGGCATCGGTCGACAACACGAAAGTCATGCCTTGGGACTTCCGCCGCGCTACGTCGCCGTTCGACCGGATCCAGTCGGCCGTGCAGCGTGACCGTTCCCGCAGGCCGCGACGGTATGGTGCGGTCATCTTCCGTCGCCGCCTCGGCGGCAGACGGTCGTGCCGGAGGCATCTGATCCAAAGCCAAGGCTAGTCAACGCGGACCCGCTGCTCGCGGCGGGGTCCCACGCTTCAAGGAAGACGAACGTGCGCGTCTTCACTACTAGCATCGACGTTCCGGTGCCGCTGGCCGCGGCGTCCGTGGACGCACCCGCGGACGGAACCGGGTTGAACCATCCGACGCGAACCCGCCGTGGTATCATCGCCCTCGGCAACCCATCGGAGGACGGACACGCCGGGCTTACCGGCAGGTCCAGGAGTCCGTTGAGGGGCTGGAAACGTCACCAAGGTCGCCGACGGCGACCTGCTCGGCGGGAGCGTGAGAGCGCCGTTGCCGCCGCGAACGATGACCAGTCCTCACCCCGGATACATCGGCAACAAGCATTACGTGCGGTGGCGGTCACCGCGGAGACGGGCACCAACCCGGCGATTCCCATGTCGGCGGTGGTCGTGAAGCACCGGCTGCGCCACATCGGCACCGCCGCCTAGTAGGAGACGAACGCATGGCGCCGCTCGACCGGATCGACCCGATCGTCCGGTCGGCGGCCCCTGCCCACGAGAGGAGCACCATGCGCGTCCGCATGACCGAGGACCGCACCGCGGCCCTCGACGGCATCACCGCCACCGGCCTCAACGCCGGCGAGGTGTACGACCTCCCCGACGGGCTCGCCGAGCGGTACGTCGAACTCGGCGCCGCCGAACCCGATGCCCCGGCCGATGACCCCACGGCCGACAATGACGCCGCCAAGGCCGTCGAACCTGACCTGGAGGACCGCGCCGCCGGGCCGCCCGCCGAGAACAAGCCCGCACCGAAGCGTGGCGCGAGGTCGCGCAAGTAGTCGTGGCACCAGACCCGATCGACCTGTGCACGGTGGAGCAGGTGAAGGCCGCCCGCCGTGACAGCTCCGACGCGTTCGACGGTCTCACCCAGGCGATGATCACCGCCGCCTCCCAGCGGGTGATGACCTGGACCGGCCGGCGCATCCGGCCGCTCGACGACACGCCGACGGCGCGCAGCTTCGCCGCGGTCGCCGTCGAGGGCTCATGGCGGATCGATGACCTGTCGGCGCCGCCGACCGCGGTGGCCATCGAGAATGTCGACGGTGCGACCGCCGCGACGCTCGATGTCGCCGATGTGGTCTGTCTGCCTCGGAACCGCGAAGCGTGGCGGCCGATCGACCAGCTCCGCGTCCGGCCCCGCGCGACGACGCCGTCG